CAGGCACGCAAGCAAAAGCGTAAGTTAAACTATTACAGCAACATCTACGTTGTAAAAGATAGTGCAAATCCTTCTAATGAAGGTAAGGTATTCTTATACAGGTTTGGTAAGAAAATCTTTGACAAGATCATGGAGTCTATGCAACCCGCATTTGAGGATGAGACACCAGTAAACCCATTCGATTTTTGGAAGGGTGCTGACTTCAAACTCAAGATTACAAGAGTTGCAGGATTTTGGAACTACGACAAGTCTGAGTTTGCTGAACCATCTACACTAGGTGACTTTAGCGACAAAGAGTTGGAAGCAATCTGGAAAGAAGAGCATAGTCTAGCAGCATTCACTGCTGATGACCAGTTCAAATCTTACGATGATCTCAAGTTACGTCTTGAGTCAACGTTGAAAGGTAACTATTCTAAACCAGTTGACGAAGAAACATTTGGTGAGGATGTAGAATCTACACCCGCACCTGTTGCTTCTGCTCCTGCTTCAGTAAATGAAGAAACGGATACGTTATCGTATTTTGCTCAACTAGCACAAGACGACTAATATTAAAGGGGTCTTACGACCCCTTTTTTAATTCATTGTTATATCTGCTGCTGACGTTACAGATACTTCATTCTTACCTTTATTCGCTATATCATAATACACTGATACAAAGTCTTCAATTAGGTCTGGTTTAACTACTTGTATATTTTGTTTCTTTGAATTTAATTCTGTTTCGTATGTTGCATTAGTTATTGATACAACAGGTGTTGCTGTAATAGTTGTAGATCCATTATAGTATGCAACAGAATAATTAGATGGGACAACTTTTCCTGCAGGAACAATAATATTATTATTAGCATCCTTAACTTCTGTGGTTACGTGATGCTTTGTTGCCATAGGATTACTATACTTTTGATTTATAAAATCTTGTAGTTGTTGCACAGATTTAGGCCATTGAGAATATACATCTGTAATATCATTGATGACCAGTATAGTCCAGTTGTAAAAAGGATTTCGATATAATCTAGTAGCGATGTCTTCTGGTCGTTCGCCATCTCTTACATTCTCTTCTGTAAATAAAGTAACTTGTGTTTTATATTCTACAAGAATTTGTGCACGTCGCCATATATTTTTGACAAGCAAATAATCTGAGTCAAGAGGTCTTGACGAAAAATTATAGAATAAATCGGGAAGTCTTTTTAACATTAGTAAGTAACCACTCCTGTAAATTTCTTGTCTGGATCTGTAACAAAGTTACCTTCAGTGGTTCTGATACCCACAACTCTTCCTGCTCTTTCGTCTGAAAAAGTAGCACCCTCCATATCGACACGTGTGAGTTTTGTTGTCTCCATAAACATCAACTCCATAGTAACTAACGGAATAGATCCATCAAATATTGTTTGCAACTGACCAAATGGTGTAGTGTTTATTGTCAAGTTTGTCAATGCACATATCTTAGTCTTAGGCATCATGGGATGTTGTATTGGATCTCCTACAGGATTACCATCCTCATCACACTGAACAAACTTTGGACATAATACAAATACATCTGGGAATGTAAGTAGCACTGCACTACCTCTACCTTGTTTTGAACCAGGATGCATACCACGTTTAAACCATTCAATTATTTCTATTATTGTATTACTTTCTCGTTTATTTCTTGCTGCTAATTCAAATCTAAAACTAAATGTCCTACTCTGCATTTTCTGGAAGAACTGTATTGAGTTCTCATTAGGTGCTAGTCCTGCTAACCCTGCAAGATTCGTAGGATCAAGTTGACTGTTAACACCATATAGATTAGCAGCTTTTGCTGCACCTCCTGCTGCACCTTGTACAATTTTGGTAGGATCAATTCCTGCTGCTTTTAATAATTTGCTTGTTCCTCCTCCTGCTACATCACTACTAAGATACTGTGCAAGTGTGCTAGTTCCTGCCCCAAGTGCAGCACCAGCTCCAACTGTTGTAAGAAATCTCCCTGCATCATCTGCTGCAAGTGCTAGTGTTCCTAACTTAAATTCATTATTCCAATCTGCACCATACTTATATTGAAACTCATTTGGCAATGGTAACATGCATTTCTGAGACATTAAACCTTTACTCTGTCTGTCTTTCATCTCCTGTTTTTTCTGCAGTAATTGCCCTACAGTCATTTCTTCACCGTTTACTACTACAACTATACTTTTATCTACGTTAGGATCGTATATATTAATTTGTCCACCAGAAAATAACGCACTATCTTTGCGGTTTTTTGCTGTATATGTTTCATTATATCTTTTATTTTGATCTATACCAAGTACGTTACTACTATCACTGAAATCTCCAGATGCGTATGCACCTTCTTGTAGTTTACCTACAACATCAATTGCATCACCTAACTTACTCCTTGATAACGAACCAAGAGCATCATTCTGTTCTTTTGCAACAGTTTTCTGTGCTTCATCATAACTATACTTTTCTATTTGTAGAAAAGAAGCAAATGGTATCTCAGAGAGACCTACTGGATATTCAATAACTGTGTTTTGCTGTTGAGCCATTATCTGTTACGATGAAATTTTTCTATAGGGAGTGTGCTTAATAGTTGCACCTCATCTTCGCCTATTTCAAAAAAGATGCGATCAGCATTCTTTGGTATATATTGACGTAAAGTTTTTTTAGGAAACCTTTTATTATTTAGTGCCTTTAATCGGGCATTTGTTGTTCGTATATAATGTATGTTAGCACCAATTAAATTATTTTTCTTATATTCCATAGCATATACGAGTGGATACTGATCCCACTCTTTCAATTTATCTGCAAATTTAGGGTCATATTCAAACGTATAATAATTACCTACACTTGGTGTTTCGGTAGCATCATTCAATAATATGTTAAATATCTCATCCCTTAGTTGAGAGTTAGATATCTTATTTCCTTTTAGTTCTGTAATTAGCTGGTCGAATCTGCTCTTCGGTGAAGATTCTGAAGACGTATCCTCTGTGTTCGCAATAGTCATTTGCAGCTTCCCATTTTACTTGGTTTATAATATAGGTTTTTTGCTCTGTAACAAGTGTTTTACCTTTTGATTTTGGTGGTAACGTTTGTCTTTTTGGTTTTACCTCGATAATTTCCTTGACTATCTTACCAGTCTTAGGATCTATTCTCTCACAGTAGAAGTCTGGAAAGTATCTATGAACCCTACCATCAAAGGGATTACGATAGGGAATTACTATCTCTTCTGATGACCAACGTTTGACATCGCTGCGTTGATCAAAATATATCATCACCTTTCTTTCCCATAGAGAACGATATATGACAGTTGTAGGATCACCAATATACTTCTTATAATTGATCACCTTATACTTTCCCTTGTAAGACTTCATAAATACATATATCAAACCATACGGTTATTTATGGCATCCGCAAGAGGAGTACAGAATTTCATGCAGGCTATTGGAAAGTCTGGTGGTATTTCTGCATCCAATTTATACCAATTCTCGTTTGCTAAGAAACCAAAGTTGGCAAAATTCTTTGAGGAAAATCTTGGACAAGACTTTTTAAAGTTGACTGATAATGGTGATGAGTTGAATTTACAGTTACTATGCAATGAGATACAGTTGCCAGGCGTAACTTATTCTGCATTTGATGTGAAGTCAGTTCATAAAGGCATTACACAGAAAATGGCAACTGCCAAAGTATACAATGAATTGGATCTTAGTTTCTTTTTGGATGGAACGTCATTACCATTGAAATTTTTTAGAGCATGGCAAGATTTTACACAGAACGGAGTTGCAGCAAATCCTCAATTCTTCTATGATGATCAACCATACAAGAGAGCATTTGCATCTAACTACTATGAGGACTATGCATGTGACATGTTCATAAGTAAGTTAGAGAAGTTCAAAGGATCGTCAGAGGAAAAACGAGACGAAAATGGTAACGTAAAGAAAGAAGATTACTTTAACCCATGGAATGCAAGACTCGTGCATGCATATCCATATACTGTAGCATCAATACCATACTCAGCTGGAGCAGCACAACTTGTAAAAGTGACAGTAGGATTTTACTATGAGTATAGTCACTTAATGCACTCCATGTGACCTACTATATAATATACTGAAATTATAAATTATGGCATTACCTGAGATTGCAACGCCAATCTATACTTTGACAATTCCTTCTACAAAGAAGAAAGTAAAGTATAGACCATTTCTAGTCAAAGAACAGAAACTGTTGATATTGGCGATGGAGAATGAAGATCAAGAGCAAATATTAGACGCTATTACAAATACTATAAAATCATGTCTTATTACAAAGATAGACATGGCAACCCTTGCTTTGTTTGACATTGAGTATTTGTTTTTGCAGATACGTGCTAGATCAATCAGTGAAGAGATTGAGATGAGAGTTACATGTGCCGATGATGGAGACACAACTGTAGATGTAAAATTTATGGTAGATGATGTTAAAGTTAATTTTCCTAAAGGTCATACTAACATTATCAAATTGAGTGATGAACTTACGATTGAGATGCAATATCCCGATTTAGATTATTTTACTAAAATTAATTTTATGGACGAAAAAGTCGATGAATACGAACTTGTGGCTAAGTGCATCAAAAGAGTTTATGTTGGTGAGGATGACTTTACTTCTGACTCTCTCGATGAGTCAAAGGAATGGGTGGAAGGGTTAACTAACAATCAATTTGAAAAAATACAGTCATTCTTTGAGACAATGCCAACTCTAAGACATGTATTGAAGGTTAAAAATCCTAAGACTAAAGTTGTCAATGAAGTAGTATTGGAAGGATTATCTGATTTTTTCGTATAGCCCTCTTTCATGAGGGCATCATGACCTTCTATCAAACTAATTTTTCTCTGGTACAACACCATAAATATAGCTTGACGGATATTGAAAATATGATGCCTTGGGAACGTGAAGTGTATGTTAACATGCTTGCACAACACCTACAAAAGGAACGAGACCGTATCGCTGAAGAAAACCGACGCTAATGAAAGAAGGAGCAATCGCTAATTTTCTAAAAAATTCCATGCAAGAATTGTTTGCAGGGATTCGTGGTGCTGTTGCAGCACCTAGTGATTACGTTCCTGCTATCGTGCCACTTCCTGCTCGTGATGCAAATACACAGTTTGCAAGTGGGACAGATACATATCCAAAAGAAGATAAGATAAAGAAGAAGGAGACAAAAGAGACTGTAGTAGAAGAGAAAACTATAGAGAAAGTAATACCAGAAGTAGCACAGCAGAAAAGTTTACCATATAAAGTAGAAGTAGAATTAGCAGAGGGTGGTTTAGTAAAACGCCCAACTATTGCAAAGGTTGGTGAGAAAGAACCTGAGATAGTAACTCCTGTCAAAAATTATGGAGAAGCAGTAGAAGAGATATACAAAGAGGGTGCATCAGTTCTTATTAGTTCCTCTATCGGATTCTTAAAACAGTTGCCCGCATCTCCTGCCAGAGGCGGTGTCATGGCAGAGGCAAATAAGTTAAAAGCAATATTTGGTATATCAGACACAGCAAAACCCGCTAAAAAGATTGGATTGAAATCAACCTTACAATGGTGGGGTGCACAGAAGATGGCGGGTGCTGCACCAATGTCACCTAAAGAGGAGAAGAAGGCACAACAAGATCCAACAAAAGGATCAAACAATCCACTTAATTTCTTAAAAAAATTAGGCAAACTTAAAAATCTTAAACTAGGTAAGAGACTAAAGTTCCTAAAGAAAACTAAGGTAGGAAAGAAAATTAGAAACGTTCTTGCTGTTGGTAAGAAAGGAATGAAGGGTGTCAGTAAGGTTGCTAAGTCTGGTACAAAATTAGTCAAGGGTGCAAGCAAAGCAGGAAAGGCATTACTAAAGAAAGGTGCTAAGAAAGTCGCAGCAAAAGTTGGTGGTAAAGCAATAGCAAAGGTAGGTGCAAAGGCATTGGGTAAAGGACTGTTGAAGAAGATACCATTCGTCGGTCTAGGTGCAGGACTATTGTTTGCAGGACAACGATTGATGTCAGGTGACTTTAAAGGTGCAATGCTAGAAGCAGCATCTGGTATTGCAGGTACAATACCTGGCGTCGGAACTGCTATATCTGTAGGTCTAGATGCTACACTTGCTGCTAAAGACATGGGCGTGTTGCCAGGTCAGAAAGAGGCAGAGCAGCAACAAAGTGGTGTACAAGCACCTGATCCTACTAAGGACATGTATGGCAGACCTATTATATTGAACCCATCTACTGAGAAAGCATGGAACAAAGCAGTCAACGCTGCTGCTAAAGATGGTATCAACCTACCTATGAGTGTAACATCATCATATAGAAGTCCAGAACAACAACAAGCATTGATAGACGCAGCTGAAGCGGGTGATGAGAACGCCATAAATCCTGCACCTGTAGGACAGTCACCACATGGACAAGGTTGGGCAAT